GCCGTCGAGGCAGCTGTGGTCGTCGATCCCCAACCCGTCGCATCACTAACCGCTACCGGGTCGGGAATCGACTCCGCCGTCGAGGCAGCTGTGGTCGTCGATCCCCAACCCGTCGCATCACTAACCGCTACCGGGTCGAGAGGCGCGCGGGGATCGAATGTGATGTCATCTGTTGGGTAAAGACCGGAGCCCGGAACAATTGTGCTCTCAATCGTAACGCTCTGCGCCCAGCCGAAGCCGTCCGCGATATTCGGGAGCAAGGCCGGATCTGTCGTTGTGCTATCGGACCAGCCTTGCGAGCCTCCGAAGTTTGCTTCAGTAACATCTATGCGCGTTTCTGACCGCCAGCCTTGCCGCTCCGACGCTTCCGAAGCGCCTGCGAATACTCCGAAGATGCCTGTGGAGATCCCCAAGACTTCTGCCGGGTGCGCTGAACGACGTTCGAGCCGCTCCACCCGGCGGCCGATCTCATACGCGGGATCGGCCTGCGAGCGGCTCCGGCGCGCTCCGACTTGTACGGCTTCGCCCTCCACAATTTCGTATGGGCTCGTCAGCGAGATCTGAACCGATAGGTCATTGCCGTCCGTGGTCCGGGTTACGTCAGTGACATAAAGCGCCGCGCTGAACTCCGGGTTGTCCAAGAAGACGTCGACAACTTGATCAGGAATCCAGCCAACGCCGATCGTTCCAAGCGAGAGATCCGCCGCCGGAGTCGACCGGAACGAAAGCATTTCATCCAGCAACTGGGTCGCTGCTTTTACATTCAGCCCGCCGTTATCCGAGATTGGCGGAGCGTCCCGGCGGCCGTACTTCAAAATGCTCGTTTCGTCGAGGCGCTGGACCCAGACGAGAACACGCACCACGATGTCGATCGTAATGGAGGAAGGCGCTGGCGGGACGTCGACGAAGCGCGATTTGTTAAGGCGCACGATGCCTTCCTCAACCTCGACTTGATCGACCTCGAAGCCTTCGTCATTCCAATACTGCTCTTTGATCGTGGGCGTTCCGACGATCTCGAAGCCTTTGATCAGCGCCGGGTCAAAGATAAGGCCGCCGATACAGTCTTGGTCTTCGACGTCGCGACGCACGCTGATCGTCTTGTAGGAAAACGCCTGCATGCGATAGACGTTGAACACACCTTCGAGCGATTGTTTGAGGCGGAGTGTATCGCCTTCGATGCGTCGGAAGGATTGGTCAATCGGCGGCCCGGCATTAGCGATCGGATCAAAGAACTGGAGAACGCCGCCCCGGATCTTCCAAGCCCAACCGGTCAGCTTGCAGACCTCCTCCATGAGATCAAAAAGGCTGTCGAATTTGCTGGCGTATTCTTCGATGATCTTCGGGTTGTTATCGACTCCGGCGAGGCTTATGCCTTGGAGATCGAGGTTGTTGGGTGCGTGACGCTGCCACGCCTCCAAAACGATCTGGCTGGCTGGCGTCGCTTCCCAGAAGTCGAGGAAGCGGGTGCTGCTCGCGACGAACTCGACAGACCGGCACTGGACTCGCTTGAAGGTGTAATCGCTCGCGCGGTTTTCCGTAACGTCGGTGACGATCGCCTCCCACGTTTGAGTCGAGCCATCAACCGCCTGGGACGCGTCGACAATCGCGCCGATCTCGCAAGAATCATAGGCGGCATCTTGGCCGCCGGTCTGGAGTCGTTCAACCGCGAAGTCAATTGCTGTTACACGATCGCTGGAACTCTCCTTGATTGAGAGATCGTGAACAAACGCCGGGAATCCTTCAATTGTTACTGCCTGAGTAAAGTCGTTGAAGACCGGCATCAAAACGCCCCTGACATTTCGAGCCCGCGCCGCCGCATCCGGTCCAGCATGTCTTTGTCGTCGCGGATTATAGCGTGCCTCATGTCCACAGTGGTGTTTCCTCCGGCGGTTGAGGCTCTCCCAGCGGTCCCGCCAGAAACGTCCACCTCTGGCGCTACGCGGCCGTTGATGCCTGCGAGCGTTCCGTTGACGCCTTTGACGAGGCGCTCTGTATCTTTTATCGACTGGTCTGTCATGTTCCCAAACTCGCCGATAACGCCCCGGACCATATCCGGGATAATCGAGTTGCCGACGACGGCCATGAACATCGACTTAATCGAGCTGATGACGTTTGCCGCCATATTCTTCACATAGTTTACGACCTGCGACACCATGTTCTTAACGGCGTTCAGCGCCCGCGCCCCCATGTTCTGGAAGAACTGGACGACCTGTTGAACCATGTTCGATACGAAAGCTAAAACCTTGCCCGGAAGCGCGGCGAAGAACTGGGCAATCTCGTTTAGCTTCTGCCCGAGAAACGCCACAGCCTGAGCCGCCATCTGCTTCATGGATTCCCAGATATCAGAGAAGAACTCAGAGAAGGCGGCCATGACAACTTCCCACCCGCCGAAGTGCTCGACGATCGCTTGTACAGCTTTGACCAGGAGATAGATTCCGACAGCGACCAAAGCGACAATCGCAAGAATCGGCCCGAAGGCAACGACGATCGGAACCAGCGCCGGAGATAGCGCCAGCGCGGCGACCTTGAGCGCGACGAAGACTTTGATGGCTCCTCCGACGAGCCCGATGACCTTGCCGAGAACGATCAGGACTGGCCCAAGCGCGGCCGCGATCCCCAGCGTAGCAGTGATCATCGTCTGGATCGGCTGAGGCAGAGATGTGAACGCGGTAACGAGCCCGTCGATTACAGAGGCGAGCGATTTGGCAGCGGGCACAACGACGTCAACCAGGACTGGAACGAGGCTGGTCAATACCGGGATAAGCGCGGAGCCGATCTGGACTGATACGACGTCCATGGCTTGCCCAAACAGCGCCATATCGCCGCGCGCCTGCCGGGTCGATTCGAGGACTTCATCAGAGAGGATGAGCCCGGCTTTCTGCGCTTTGTTGCCCAGCTCCTCCATCGCGGCTCCGTTGTTTTTCAGGAGCGGGAAAAGCGCTGTGGAATCGGAGGCGATCGCCTCCATGTAGAAGGTCATTTCTTCCTGGCCCAGATTCGCCTTCTCCAAACTGTTAACAAACAGCTGAAGTGCGTCCGGCCCGGAGAGGTTACGGAACTGCTCTGCGGTCACGCCTACCTTCGGCGCGATCTGCTCGAAAAAATCGGCCATCGGCCCGCCGCCGGTATTGACGAAGTCGCCAACGCGGTCGTTCATGTCCTTCAGAATATCGGCATATTTGTCGGATTCAATCCCGACTGATTTGACGGCGAAGGCTTGGCGCTGGAAGGTCTGCGCGTTGGTATTTGATACCTGCGTCATCCGGTCCAACTCTTTGGTGTACGTCGTCGCCTTATTCGCGAGTAGCGCCACGCCCGCAGTAGCGGCAGCGAGCGGCCCGGTGACCCATTTCGTCATAGCGCCGCCGGTCGCGCTGACCTTCGACCCAAGCCGCTGCATTCCGTCGCCTAGCTTCATCAAACGCCCGTCTGTGCTTTGGGCGTTTTTGTCTATATCGGCCAATCCTTTCTTTACAGCTTCGCTTCCCTCAAGCGCGATCTTGCCGACGATTTTGAAGAGTTCTAGCACGGTCACGCTCCACGATGCTGTTAGCGATTGCCAAGGCTTCTTCCTTGGTCGTCTTTGGTACCTCTGCGGTTGGGCTGGGCAAGCCGATCGCTTCGAGGTATTTCTGGAAGCTCTTTTGTCCTCCGTGGCCGCACAGCCAAGCGTTGAACGCCTCTACAACAAGCGACTCTCGCGACTCGTCCGCTTGAGCGGCGAGAGCTGCTTGCGAGAGGCTGTAAAACTGTCCCGGCCGGAGCCTGTGAAGCTCGTCGAGCGTCCAGCCATATCGGGATAGCAGACGATCGGTTACAACCCAGCGCCCTAGCTGAGCATCCCGCGCGCCTGCTCGTAAAAATCCTTGAGTTCTGGATCCTCCTTGATCTGGCGGATAATCTCGATGAGCGTGGACAAAGGTTCTTCACGAAGCTCCGCCGCAGTCATCCCGGCCGCGCTCGCGAGGAACTTGAACGCGGATTCCCGACTATACTTCAGCATCGTCTGGAGGATCTCCGCGCCCAGCTTCGCCGCTTCGCTCCCGTCGCCGTCGCCTGCTTGTTTGGCCTTTGTGAACAGGTCCATATTCATATGGTCCATCGAATCCGCGAGGACTTCAGCAAAGTCCAGCGCGGCTCCGGCGGTCAATCTCACTTGTACGTTCTTGGCTTGTTCAGCCATTGCTTACACCTCGTCTGGAATACGGATTTCCCACGGGCTCGTCTCGACGTCCGCCGGGTCAAAGTGGGCTGCGAATGTAACTTCAAGGCTCGCTTCATCGTCGTCGGTTGTCTCGATCTCGAAGTTGCCTTCAGACAGCGCGTTCCTGATAATGAAAATTACGTCCTGCCCGGTATCGCGGCGACGGCCTACCAACGCGATGTTGGTGAGGTACGCTGACTCATCCGGGAAGGCGGTGCCGCGCGTAATAACTTTCTGCGCCGGGTCCGCTTCTGTTGTGATTGTCGAGCCCATGAGCGCCAGCGAGAAGTTCTCAGTGGTCATCTCCAGAAGGTTCGCTGTGATCCGGGCAGTCTCGTCGATAATCCGGCGAGCGCCTTTCATGGGGCCGCGCAATCCGTCGATCGGGATTACACGAATGTCTTGTTCAATGATAAAGCTCGCGCCCTCGCGAGTCGCGCCCAACACGCGTTCTTCGGGTTCGCCGTAGTCAGCAAACACCGCTCCGGCGTCGATGATCATGCGCTTTACGGTTTCGGTTGAAACTGTCATAGATTTTCTCCTTGCCTCAAGTCGTTATTAAACCTTGGATTGCGTCAAAAGTCTTCCTTCCAACACCGTTCACAAGCAACAAATCTTCGATCGTGGCGAAAGGCCCGTTGTCGATTCTATGTTGCACGATCGTCGAGGCGAGCCCCGAAGTAACACGCGGCAAGGTTTGGAGATCGTCCGCGCTCGCCGTATTGATATTGGTCTTGGTAAACTGGTACACCTCCCGGTTCGCTCTCGCGGCCGTCGCTGCCCCTCGAAGCATACGCGTGCCGAAGGTCATCCGCCACCTCGAAACGCTTGGCGTGGGCTCCTGAATCGCTCCGCTCTGGCGCAATTTGATTCGAGTCGATCCGCGCTCATTCGCCAGGCCTGTATAGTCTAATAGGTCGATCACCCTGAAGGCAATCTTGCGAAGGTGTACAACGCTGTTTCCTTCGTCCCAGATATTAAGCTCCAGCTGCCCGGAAGAAACTGTGCCATCCATGTTCGCCACCAGCGTTTCGTCGTGCGTTACGACGATATAAGGTTGGCGCGACTCTGGCGCCCAATAAGAAAAGATCGCTGGCTCACCGGTCAGTTCGTCTACCGGGAGGAGCGCCGCGACTTCAGCATCAGCTTTCAGCGCCGCGATTATTTCAGGAACCATCGTCAATCCTCTTGGACAGTTTGGCGCGGATCTCCGCGAGCGCCCGCTCAACGGCTTTTACAAAGTACGGCCTTGGCCTCATGAACTTCGTTCCGAGTTCGAGGTGTGGCGCGTATTCTTTATCAGATCCGACATAGTAAAATGGAGCGCCGCCGGGATCGGGCGCTGTGGAGATTGAGCCCACAAGGTCGCCGGACAAAACCGCCGGACTCTCACCGGGCTTGGACGCTTGGTGAGGCTCCCCCGTCTTCGACACCTTGTAGATTTTGCCGGATCTTTGGCCTTGTAGCTGCTCTTGGATCTCGCGTTGCGCAAGGAGCGCGGCCGCTTTCGCATTGAAGCGCGTCCCATTCTCGATCTGGGCGACGACCTCTTTGAAATTAAAGGTCGACTGGGCGCGTGTCATCTTCGATCTCCAGCGAGGCGGTCAGATACAATCCGCGCTTCGGGTTGTCCACCTCGCCGTCTACCTTCAGGAAAATTTCGCGGGTGGTTACATACACGCTATCGCCGGTTTGGAGCCCGGAATCTCTCAGCGCGGTTGCTGTGTAGCGGCCAGCGGATCGCTCGTTGTCGGCAACGACTTTCTCCGCCGGAGTGAATACAATATCGCATGGCACCGTAGCGACCAGCTCCAGCTCGTCGAAGAATCCGCCGCCACCGTCCGGCTTCCGAGTTGGGCGCCAGATTTCGGCCATGTCAAAGAAGGTGTCTCCGCTGTAGTCTGACAGCGTTGCCTCGAACACCTTGCGCTGGCCCCGCCTCGACTTGCGAGGGTCAATAGCCATCACCTCGCGAGCTGTGACAGGGATCGACGCGTGAATGCCGTCTGCGACCAGTCCGCCGATCTCGAAAACGTCGCTTTTCAGATAGGCTTTCGAGGAGCCGGCACCGGGAAGGCCGCCGCGAGGAGAAACACCTTTCAGCGCGATCCGCCCAAGCTCTTGCCGTGGGGTTGGATTCTCTCCCGGAGGCCAGTATGTAATAGGGTGGAGCAAGCTGCTCATAGTACAGTAAACCTCGCCTTGCGCTTCTCGCTATCGCGGAGGCGGCCGGAGGCATCCAGCACCATCGCCATCTGCCCGTACTGAGTCGAGGAGAGGCCCACGCCATTGCTGTTCTTTCCCTCGAACGACCACGAGCCCGTCCCAACGCTTTCCTGCGTCTCTCGCGGATCGGAGACGGCGAGGAAATGGGCAGCCAGCCACGCCAGAACGATCGAGCCTTGCGCGTCCGATAGCCGGGTGCCGACAGTCGCTTGGTACAGCGAGGTGGCCGCCGAAATAAACGGCGCGGGATCGAGTTCTGTCTCAATCAGAGCCTTTACAGCTTCTGGAGTTGTGGAGGCTGCCATGGCCTTATTCCTTCGGTTCAGTTTGCTTATGGGTCGCCTTGTGCGCAGTCTTCTTGCCGCCTGCCGGGTTAGTCGTCAGCTGCGGTTCCTGCTCGCCGCCTTCCTGCTCGTCAGCGTGCTGGCGCTCCAGAAGGTTCAGCCCGAAGTTCTTGGCTTGCTCAACGGACATATCGACAACGTCGCCTTTGACGAACGACTCGCGGCCGCCCTTCTCCGCTTTACGAACCAACTTGCCTTCTTTCAGCTTGTACTGTGGCATTTCCGTTTCCTCTCGTCTTATGAAAAAAAGGGAGCCAACCTTGTCGGCGCGGCTCCCTTTCAGTTACACCTTTACGGCTTCGCTACGTTACGCCGGGCGCAGGTGAACGATACCGCTCCGGCCGTCATAGTCGGACTTCAAACGAGCGGCCCAGCAGGCCATCACCTTGAAGTTCTCGACCATACCGCCCTTAGACGACCACTGTACAGTCGTAATCGGCTGCGCAATGGCGAGGTCTACGGTGTCGCGGGTCATCTGTACCAGCACAACGTTGTTGGCGGTAAGGCGATCTGCGACTACAACGCGGCTGATACCGCCCAGCTTCTCCAGACGCTCCCGGAGAGTAACACCAGCATAGTTCACATTGAAGTCTTCGTCCAACTTGAACTCATAGGCGCGCGGGACATACAGGACAAACGGCCCATACTTCTTGTCGTCGCGAGCGGCTTGGAGCATCGCTTGAACGTCGTCCAGGATCAGCTGGTTGTCGGCTGCTGCGATCGCGTCCCAGTTGCTGGTCAGGTCGATCTGGGTACGGCCGGGCTGGGTCGTGTAGCCATACAGCTTCTTACCGTCCACAGAGATCGGCGCGCCGCCAAACAGCATATCCTCGGAGCGTTCGGTGACGCGACGAGAAGCAATGCCAGCTTGAGAAACGTCGATAGACTCGCCCACCATCCGGCTCGCTTCGAGGCGACGAATGTTGACAGAGAAGTCTTTGTGGAAGATCGGCACAGGAACGTCGCGCAGATTATACGCCACAGTGTCTTCCTCGCCTTCGGTAATACCGGACATGGAAACGTCCGCGCCGGTCATATCACTTTCCTCTTCCCACTGGGACAACGTAATGCCCAGAGATCCGAGATTGTGAACGAGCCCGGCAGATTGGAGATCCCGGATGCCAACGAGACGATCTTTGGCGACCTTGATCACTTCCGTGTCGATGTCCTTCCACTCGTCGTGACGCAGCAGCGCGCCTTCGGCGTTCGCGACTGGCTGGTTGGAGTTCGTAAGAATGCGCGGCTCTCCCTTCTCGTTCAGGAACGGGCGCATGCGGTTTGCATTAAGGCGGCCAGACCCCATTACGTTACCGGCCGCGTCTACAATCGCGTTCTGGGGCATCACAGCACCTCCACTTTAATACGGGCGCTTTCTGCGCCACCTGAATTGTCGACA